CACCCCTCCTTACTTTCCGCTTTAGGCTTTGCCCACCACAAACAAGGCCCATCTTCTGTATCAAAACCGGCAATAAGAAAGGCATCTTTTATAGGTGTTTGTGGTTTCCAGTTTGACCAATCTGCACAGTCGTCTTCAGGAATTTCTGGAATATCCCAATATTCCAAACGCTCAACAAGAATTTCTACACCAAGATTAATTTGTAGCTGAGCCCATTGTTCTTTTGTATAAAACTCAGCATGCTCTCCAATAGTGTCGTGCTTCTCTATATCAGGGTGGAACCAGCAGCTATTTAAATCATCTGGTACTTGTGTTGGTTGTATTTGATATTTCATCCCTCAGCTCCCGATTCGCTTGCTTCTTCAACTTCATCCCAATTGACAAAGGCAACCCCTGAATCACATTCTATTTCACCCTTGTGATTGCAATTAGGACACTGAACCTTGTCCCCATCCCACAAGTAGCACCCAATGCCACGTTCAGTTGTTACTTCTGCATAGTCGCCAAAACCACAATTAGAGCAGGCATCAAGCCAAGTAATTTTAAGAGTTTTCATTTTGATCACCTGCTGCTTCAACCATTGCCTTATATCCAGTTTTACTTAGCGTCGACATCGGCGCGACTGAATATCGTTCGTATGCTTGGAACATCTTTTCCGATGGAACCTTAGGCATTAGTACATACCCCTCTGGCACCGCCTGAGCTTTGGCTTTTTCTAGCTCTGCTCTAAGTCTGTCAATTTCACATGCTGCATGGTGACAAATAACACGTAATTCATCTTCGTTATATTCATCTGCATGCATCATCATTAAATGACTGATTTCGGTGCCAAATTGACTATCACCATCGAACACCCAAACAAAACCATCATCTTGCTCAAAGCTTAGATTGACTTTGCCTTCTTTATTCAAATCTGTCATGCTGCTGCTCCTTAGCTCGGTCTTTTGCTGAATTTGTCGAACGTTTGCATGAACTGATCAACACTAAATTGAATTGTTTTCTTGGCATTGTGCGGTTCAAATTGAGCAGCATATAGAGCCATACCAAGCCACATTACTGAGAATGTGAAAACCTTTGCTGAGTCTTTATCTTGGCTATTCATTTCATCAACCATAGGGCTAATAATCTTCTTAAAGATTTCCTCAGCGATTTGGTCAGAGGTACCGCTAATTGTGTTTAATTCAATTTTTTTCATGCTGCTGTCTCCAAATACTTGTCTGCCAAATCATGCATTAGTAGGTTTCCTGAACCTGACTCATACCAAATACCTAATTGGCCGTTTAATCTAAATCTCAAAAGTTCGTTTTGTTCTGTTTTACTGAAAACATCAGCGCCTTGATCTACTAGCCAGTTAGAGAAATCCTCAAACTTCGATGGCAGAAGGGCTAGGCGATTCTTATAACTTCGGTTGCTGCCGTAGCGACTTCTTAATATTTGCCAGTCGTTCATGCTGCCACCTTATCCTTGTTGCTGAATTGCTTGATTTACTGCATTGATGTCATTTGAAGGAGCTTTTTTTCCTTCTGATAACTCTTGCTCGTTTTTCTCAGACACAACTGTTTGCCATGTGGTTTCACCGTTTTTGATTGCACCAAAGACAGCGCGTAATTCATCAATCTGAGTAGGTGAGCACTGATCAAGAGGGCAGCCGATATAATCAACAAGGTTCTGAGCTTTAACGCCAATGTTGTTGAATGAATCTACGATTTGCTTGCGGTACTTCTCTGGATCTTCTTTGATGCCACTTTGACGGGTTTGCAGAATTAAATGCTCTGCTTCATCTTGTAAGTCACCCGGAATGATACGCAGTCCAGCATTACGAATGGCCTTAGAGATTGCAGCATTGCGCTTGTTAAGCATTTCGTCTTCTGTAGCAACTACCACAAATACTTTTTGACCAGTACTATTCAAACGTTCACTTACAACTTCACGACCAGCGCTAGACTTACGCTCAACTGTCTTATTTATCTTGATGTCTTGAGGGTAGGTAGTGTTTGACTCAAGATCAGTGACAGAAACACGATGGATCTCTTTGTGGTCATCTTCAAAGATCATGGTTGTTTCAGTAAGAATATTTGTCATGCAGCGAATTGCTACTTCAACAAAACGGATACCCAAACCAGTCACAGAAGAACCACCGCCAACAGGTTTTTTGTAGTAGGTCGATGTATTGTCAGCAAAAGAAGGGCGACGACATTCTTTTAAAAGGTCTTGACGCACAGCATCCCAATTTCTAGGGCGATGCATAGCCATCATATAACGCGCTTCAACTTGAGCCTTTGCTTGTGCAGCCAGTACGTTTGCTGCTGTTTCAACTTGAGGAACAATGCCTTGATTTAATGTTGCGAGCATATTCATTGTTATTCTCCTAGAAATTCTTTCTTAGCCCATAAAGGCAAATCAATTGGTTGAATCTGTTTTGTGTAGCCTTGCCACTCATTTGACTCTTTGCATTGCATTAGAGTTAGCATTGCAGATCGGCGTTTCTGATCACCTATGAACAGCATTTCATCTGACGCGTAATAGATAATTGACTCATGCGGCTCGTCTTCTTCTACTGCAAAAAATAAGAAAGAAGGGTTGTAATCTTCACCGTAATAAGCCTTGTATCCTTTGATATACATAGCTGCTGATAGCGAATAGTCATAGTTTTGACAACTTCTTGAAAATGCATTTGCACGCGCATCAGTTGTCTTTTTGATGTCTACAATTAGACCATTAGGAAAGAACTCACTTGTCTCTGGGGCCACGTGCCAATCAGGGCGAATACGACATTCAAGCCCTGTTTCTTCATCATCAAAAAAGATTGAAGCTTCACGAATACCGCCTGATAAAATCATGTTGTACATGGGGTGGCGCTTCATTGATTCTGCAGCTTTAGCAGCTGCTTGATACTGTTCTTCCGTGATGATTGACTTGTTCGCATTGTCCTGTAAGAACTTTGCTATAGCTTCTTTACCTACATTTGTTCGCTTATTAACGATTGGTTCGATTGCAACTTCATCGTTAAAAACTTCTGGTTCAAGAAATAGAACATGAACCGCGGTACCAAGTGCCATTGCAGGAGTCTGCTTGTGTTCCTTATCACTCATATGCTCAGCAAAGAAGTGGGCAGGAGAACGCAGAATGGTTTTAAGCTGTGAGCTACTAACAGCCGAATGAGCGTGATACGCTGCATTCGACATGTTATGTACCAAAACTGGCGCATTCATAATCTTCTCCTAATTCTTTTCTGCTATCTTTTTGAAGTGTTGGCACATACTTCTCACAACTTTAAACAACCACTTTTCTTCTCTTTGGGTTGTATGTCTTGATGTGGTAGTGAAGAGTTGAACCACATGTTCATGACATTCTTGGCTGTACCATTGCTCCAAGAAGTACTCTTCAATTGTCTTGAACCCGCAACTGCCGCGATAAGCAGTCCAAGCACAATCCCAACAACGAATAGTTACTTGAAATGCTTGTTCGCCATACCACACAACAAATACGTCAATTGGGTCTACACCGTTGTTTGCTGGAATGTGGTGTGAATGCACGCTTTTAACTTCCATCACCCACCTCTCAACTCATTGATTTTTTCTTCTCTTGCCAGTTCTTCTAGATATTCATTCAGCTTTTGAATTTGAGTAGAAGTAAGGGCAAAGGGCATACCTTCGACTGCATCCACATAATCAAAATCATCGACATGTGGTCGACTACTTGAATCGACTGTCATCATGGTGTAGTCCACATCTTTCCAGTCTTGATAGTCCAAGCCTTCGCCATATTCGAAAGTGTCGTTTTTTTCAATTCCTTTGACACTTGCTACAATGTAGATGTGCTCAGCGTTAAAAACTGATAAAGAGAACTGAACAACGCCATCCTCAACGCCTACATTCATCACTTCAAGGCTTGTGAATACCGCAGCATCAAACGAGATATTGGCTAACATATTCATGAGTTAGCACCTCGTATCTTTCTGAGTTGCTCTACTGCCTTTTTAACGTCGTCTTCTGTTCGGTAGGCGCCAAAAGCAGCTTGAGTAATGTCAGCAGGTTCATCGCTCCAAACATCGTGCGAATAGAGACAATTTTGAAGAGTAGAAATATAAAAATATTCATCACCATCTTTCGGCTCAAAAGGCTTCGGCATCTCAAGTTCAAGCTTGATGGTTTGGGGTTTGAGGCGGAATTCATAATCTTCATTGTCAAAAACGCCCAATGAGTAATCATTGCTCATATCAATAAAACCAAAATGGGTATCTTTTTTATTGATCTGCAAATCTATACCTTTAGCCCATGCAAGCTTCGCCTCCGCACCGCTAATCAAGGCTGGGTCTTGGTGTTCTGACTTTTCAATTGGCTTTAATGTTGCGTAGTAATCTTCATCATGATTTAGGTTTGATAGAAGCCACTTTCCCTTGCCACAGTGATAAAAATAAAGTTCTTTATCTGCTGTTAAATACAGGTCATACAAACAAGGTATCTCGCCACCCTGATTCACATTTGCATCACGTGAATCATTCCGCTTCAACACAACAAGGTCGCGGAGTTGAGGGAGGGTGAGTTCTTTGGCTTTACTGTCATAAAATACAGATTCAGCAAAAACGCAACTCAACAAACCATCTACAACCAAGAGTCCAAACACTGTTGGTGAGAGATAAGTATTTTTAGTGCCATCTGGGCGAGAAACGCCTAAACCAAAAAACAACTCCTGAGCCTCTTTGCTCTCAGCTTCATCTTTAACTTTGATTTTGTAGTTATCCATGAGAGGGCTCCTTGTTCAAAATCTTGTTTAGAGCGTTATAGACATCTCTGAACTTCGCCCATTGATCCTTATCCTTAATCTCTGATATGTAACGATGAGCTACTACATTTCGCTTTTGGTCCCAAAATATTCGAGCTTTATCTACGCCTTTAACAAAGAAGAACGTTGGGTGTTTTCTCCATTGAATTAACTCTCCATTAGCAACCAAATCTAAAATTTCTTTAGGAATTTCTTTGTTAGTCTGATCTACTAAAGCGATCTTTAATTCCTCTCTTTCAATTGCATCTTTAGTTTTTTGGATGCCATCATTTAAACTGCGGAGAGAATTGTTTTGTCTTTCCCATCGATCTAGAGTTATGTGCCCATTGCGTTTGTCATTTAAAGGTTGTCCATTTGCTGACTTAACATCGTCAAAGTGAGCATTCAGCTTTAAATCAAAAGCTTTCTCTTTTTTCTCAAGAGATTGTTTTAGTATTTCTAAGCGGCCCATCACTTCACCCCCTCAACCTGAACTAAAACATGCTCTTGATGCTTTTGGGTTTGATCTGCATCTGCTTTAAAGAAGGCAAAGGCACTGAAAGCTAGAATCACAAATACGCTTGCCATTACCAAGCCAGAGTTAGAGTGTCTAATGGTCTGCTTGCGGTTCTGATTCTTGATCAGCTTTGCTATTAATGCTTTTTCTGTCATAATCTTCTCACTCATTGAGTAAAAGCACATCGGACCTGGGGAGGGCGGTGTGCTTTTTTGTTTGTCGATGAGATAAATATAAGAAAACTTAGTTTTATTGTCAATAAGAAATCTTATTTTAATTTAAGAAATCTTACTTTTGTGTTTTAATAGACAAAAGAAAACCCACCGTGGTGGGTTATTTGGAGTTTGTTATGGGCGAGAAAAAGCAAGAGTATGCAATTATCCCAAAGGGTAGTTGTGTAAGCATTATGGGGTGTCGCATCACCTTAGCGGAGGATACTAAGGTTGAGGGTAATCAAGCTAATATTGATTACATCCTCAAAGATCAAGAAAATTTTAACAGAGGTATTGGTGTTGTTGGTGGGGCTTTAAGTAATCAATTAAAAGAAAGTGGTCTTTAATGGATCAACTAATTTTTGCTCAACATTATAAGAAGCCCAATCATTTAGATCAATTTTAGCAACAAAAATTGTATCATCGTGATCAACATAAGATTTTAAAAAATCTCTTATCTGTGATGAAGTATAAGTGGTTTTTACAATAAATTGAGACAAGGTTGGTTTAACCCAGACCGTTCCCGACAGAGCATCGATACCCTCTTGAAGTCGAGTATAGTTTTTAATCTTATGTAGATCGTATGTAATTGAGTATGCTGCCATTTATTTTCTCCACCCGATCTGTTGTAAAGACTGTACCGGGTTCACAGTTTATTAATCTTTGGTTTTATTAATCTTCTGCCCAAGCTTTCCTTCTTTTACCAACTGCACAACCTGCTCATTAGTAAGCACAGGAATAAAGACTTTGTCGCCAATATCTTTAGAAAGAATCTTTACTTCTTCGGCTGTTAGCACCAAAGCTTCACCATGTTTCGCAGCATCATTGATGCGAGCAATAATCTGGTTGATTGGTAGTTTAGAGTTGTCCATAAGTCTTCCTGTGATTAATGCGAATAAGGATGTTCTTGTCTGTGCTGACTTGGCGGCACGATATCTGTAATAGCGGTAATACTTTCAACTTCATCCATGTCAAAAGATAGGCGTTCGCCACCATTAACAGCCAACAAACTCAAAACCCCACCATTTATTCCAACAAATTCCTTAATTGTGCAGCGTCCATCCTTTAAGCACACTTGTACAAATTCAGTTGGAACCGGTTCAGCATCTGGATCGCAAACTACATACCAGCCATTACGAATTGCTGGAAACATTGAGTCGCCAGTGCCTTTAATACCATAGGCTCTTGGACCCGCTGTATGAGTTGGAACATAACCATCACCACCGTTACCTTCGTAACCCATATCTGTGAAATACCCATCCATACCCATCTTTGAATAGGCTTTAACAGGAACGTATCTTTTTTGAATAGGGAATGGCTTAGTTGGTGTTTGGACAAATTTAACAGCTTCTTCACTATCTGGAATATTGTACTTCTGCTTAAAGGCTTCAATATCAAGAACATTTAATTGAACAGCATTGTTGTCCAATTGGGGGCCGCTTTCATCACCATTTGTTATATACGAAGTGGACACACCAAAATAAGCGGCCATTTTACTTAAAGGATCAGCTTTAGGTGCATATGCATCTTTCTCCCAACCAGTGACATTAGGCGCACTAACCCCGACGATTTTTGCCAAATCGCCTTGAGTTAATTTCTTTTCTCTTCGTAAGGCGCGAATACGCTGGCCCATAGTTTCTAGTTTCTTCATATAAGTTATCTTACATCTTGCAAAAATAAGTTATCTTTGTTTTAATACTAAGAAATCTTATTTTTGAGGTTGAGCAAATGACCAAACAGGAAGCTTACAAGTTGCTTGGTGTGAATGGTGTTGGCTTAGCAAAGTTATTAGGGATAGAGCCTCCTGCTGTATACCAGTGGCCAAATGAAAAAATCCCTTTAGCTCGCGAATACCAAATCAGAGACTTAGCAAGTGGCAAAGAGCCAATTAAACGAACTACTGCAACCGCTTAGGAACTAAACCATGAGCAAATTATCAGTTGAATTAAACGCAAGAGCCAGAAATACACATACGCTCATTTTGCATTCACTTGGAAGTGTTGTGAATTCTGCTCTCGGAGAGGAAATCGGATTTGATGGCCCTTGGATATCTAAGTTTAAAAATGACAAGAAAAGCAATGGCTTAACAGATCTTGAGACTATTTGTGTTTTGTTGGACAAGCTTGGTCTAAAGATAATTCCTGAACAATATCAATGCTATGACAAGCAATTAATTGATTCGATCTTTTTCTTGGCGCGCCTTTCTATGAATCGTGCTTCGGAAATTAATGACTTCCAACACACGGCTATAGCGCCACGTTTAGAAGAATTCGGATATTAAAAAACCGCTTCCTGCACGAACAGGTTAGCGGTCACGTTCAATCGGAGCAAACCATATGAACCATTCAATATTAGCAGACATTGAACTAAATCGGAAGATTAGTTTGTTTCAAAAAGCGGTTGAGGCTTATGCGCTTGATCGAACTCTCGAAAACTCTATGGCATTAGCTAAAGCAAAAGCTGATTTAGCTGCATTTGTATTGAGAGGTGTTTGATGGGTGCATTAAGAGTTTTGCCTTTGGAGAATGTAGACATTCACCCAAGCACAGCAAAAAGAATCGAGCAAAAAGCCATGTCCAAAAAAGAAGATGGGTACACACCATTGCCTAACTTTGTTTGTGATGAGGGGTATTTGGCTGTTTTAAGTGGTGAAGCAATTAAATGTCTAGTTTTGCTTAATAGACAAATCAAAGGCTTTCATGAAGAAAACAAGGCTATTGGTGAATCCTTAATTTTAAAATTAGCAGGCTTTAAAGACAAAAGAACTGTCAGAAAAGCGATGTCTGATTTAGCGAAATACAACCTAGTAAAAATCACTAAAACTTTGGGTAAAGCTACAAGTTATGAAGTGACTTTTGAAGATAGATTATCTATAGAACTAGTAGCATCAAATGATACTGGTGCATCTAAAGTAGTTACATCAAATGTACCTAGACTAGTAGCATCAAATGATACTGGAACTAGTAGCATCAAATGTCACTCTGTAAAAGAAAAGAAAAGAAACTTAAAAGAAAGTGAGCAACAAGAAAATCCAGTTGATGAAGTTCTGAATATCTGGAAACCAGATTTACAACAATTGAATTCTTGGATGCAAAGATCAGGTTTACCAAAAATCAATCAAGCTCAAGTTGAAGAATTACTTCTTGAAATCAATCCTCACTACGAAAGCAAAATCCACACTGGTGCAGTAACAAGCACGCAGATGTATTCAAACTTTGTGAAGTGGGTTAAGCGTGATTGCAAGCTCTTAGAGCGTTTATTCCAACAAGCTAGCGGTGTTGCACAAAACATCAATCCTTCTGAACTCAAAGCAGACATGGGGGATTGGTAATGTCGAATATTCATAACATCCCTATGGAACAAGCGGTTCTTACAGCTTTGATGACTGTGGACAAATCATTTGATGTTGTAAGCAATGACCTTGATGTTGAATGTTTCTTTCCAGAGCGCCATAAGCAGATCTTCCAAGCTATTGCTGACCTTGCAAATGAAAACAAGCCATATGATTTCGTTATGGTTGAGCAGCAGCTTAAACAGAAAAACGTAATTCATTTGATGGGTGGTTCTGAATACTTACTTCAAATGAGCAGCGAAGCGCCTTCAAGCTTTTACAACCTGGAGTCTTATGTTGCAGAACTAAACAAGTTCAAGGCACACCGTGAAGTTGAGCATATCGGGCAAAGCATTGCAGAGATTGCTAAAGACTTAACAATCCCTGATGTTCACATTGCAGCAGAAAGCATTCTGGATGGGAAGAAAACTTCGAATGATGTTGAGAAGACTAGCTTCACATTTGAAGAGGCTTTGAATCGTGCTACAGATCGTTTAATCCAAAAGGCTGAGGCTAAGGCTAACAAGCAGTACACAGGCGTAAAGTTTAACTTAACTCACCTGGATAACCTTGTTGGATTAATTCAAAAAGGACACTTCTGCATCGTGGGTGGTCGTCCTGGTTCAGGTAAATCAACTCTGGCTCAAATGTTAGTTATTCAGACAGCAGTGCGATACAACGAGCCTGTATTGGTTGTATCTGCCGAAATGGATGTAGAGACATTCACAAACCGCTGTATCTCAGCTTTAACTCAAATACCTTATGACAACATTCATAACGCTGAATTATTTGATGGGATGTTGGCTCAATTTGCAGATGCTCAAAGACGATTCAGTTCTTTGCCAATCCATATCGAAGACAAGCAAAAGCCGACAATTGCAGAAATACATTCATGGGCACGTAAAGCTAAGCGCAAATACAAAAGACTAGGATGCATCGTTATTGATTACCTTCAATTGGTTCGTGACCCAAGTAAGAAAGACCGTTACCAGGAAGTAAGTTCAATTAGCCGTGATTTAAAAGCACTTGCTAAAGAGTTTGATTGCCCAGTTATCGCATTAGCACAGCTTAACCGTGAGTCTGAGAAAGGCAAGCGCCCTAAAGCATCAGATCTAAAAGAATCAGGTCAGATCGAACAAGATGCAGACCAAATCATCCTAGCGAATCCAATCATTGGTGAAGACGACCTACCGTCAGGTGTCACTGAATTAATCGTTGCTAAAAACCGTCATGGCAAGAAAGGCGTGGTTCGAGTTATGGACCGCTTAGATATCTGCCGTTTTGTGACTATTCGAGAAGAAGGAATGGCTGCATGAAAACATTAAATAGAACTAAGAAATTAAACTTTGATGACCAGCTTAGCTTGCTCATGTTTGGCTGTCATGCATCAGCGCCTTTCAGTGTCAAAGATGTGAAGGAATCAGTGTTTGATTTCAATCGAGGGACCATCTACAGCAATCTTCAAAAATTTGTTGAATGGAAATATTTTGAACGTGTGTTGAATACCATAAAGGAGCCAGCCATGAGTGAGTTTAAAGTTGGGGATAAGGTTGTTTTTAAGTCATCAAGCCTAAGTGCCTGCGTTAAGGATGTTAAAGAGGTTCTTCGTTGTGCTGGTGACTATTATCTAGTGTGGAAGAAGGATGGGTTTCACGTAAACCTATTGCGCCACGCCACACCAGAAGAAATAGCAGCAGGCCACCGAATTGACAATGACCTAGGCGACGACTCCCACATAGAAAGCCACATCAGCCCTCTGTGTAAATCAAAGGATGTTTGAGATGGATAAGTGTAGAGAAGAGTTTGAGAAGTTTGCTCGTTGGTATGCGTTGCCCTTGGATAAAAGCGAAGATGGCATTTACCGAGCTTTAGAGACGCAATCTGCGTGGAAGTCTTTCCAGCACCAGCAAGCGAAAGTGGAGGAGCTGCAAGAAGAGTTCGCCGAAGATGAACGGTTCTTAAAAGAGCAGATCAAAGATAAAGATCAAAGAATTTCAAATCTTGAATATCAACAAGGAATGGATAAAGAGCTTATTCAGTCGCTACAAAGCAAGAGTGAGAAGCTGCAAAAGCAAGTCACTGATTTAGATAACCGTGCAACTCAATATGCCTTAGATGAAATGGCAACTGCAAAGCTGAATGGAGAGCTGCAAAAGCGGGTGGATCTTGTCAAAAGAGAACTTAAGGCAGCTAAGGAAGGACATTACGGATTCAATCATGAAGGTGCAGACATAGACGGTTTTATCTTTGATATAGAGCAAGCGCTCAAGGGGGAAGGATGAAAGCAATCAAGGTCCCATGTGAGCATGACTTGCTAAGTAAGAACGATGCAACATGGGCTAATGCTGTTATGCGCTGTAAGGGTGGAAGCCCTTACTGTGGCGCAGACGGTTATTGTCATGCTGGTGGTACTTGTTTTGTTGACCAAGAATTAACAAGAGAGCAAGCAATCTTAGAAGTAGATCGTCTAGCTCAAGAGTTACATAACTCAAAGATTGAAAACGACAAGTTAAGAAATGCAGCTAGTCAGCTTGTTAATCAACTTGAATTGGCAAAAGAGCAGAACTTAAAGAACGGCAATGATCAGAGAGTATTTGCATTGAAGTTCTGTATCCATGAAATCAAGAAAGCGATGGGGTGACCAATGACCACATTCAAAGAGGCTCAAAGGGTCCAGTCACAAAAGGCAGCTCGTTCAAAGCGATTTAATCGAGTGCCTACAGAAGATCAAGAACAAATGACGCTCATGAGTTGGGCGCATCGTGTGAAGTATGGTTCAGGTCGTTTGAGTGATTACTTATTCCATATTCCTAATGGTGGCTCAAGAAACATAATTGAAGCTGCAAAGTTCAAGAAGATGGGTGTGAAGGCTGGTGTTCCAGACCTTCAGCTAATCGTTCCTAATGGTCAGATTCATGGCTTATGGATTGAGTTAAAAGGCAAGAAAGGGAAGTTACAACCAAGTCAAAGACTCATGATCCAGCGCCTAGAAGAACAAGGTTACATGTGCAAAGTCTGCTTCGGTGCAGATGAAGCCATAGATGAAATTAAAAAGTATTTATGTATTTGAGCAGTTGAGGGGAATAGGGATGAATGAAGTAACAGAAAAGTTTATTGAGGTTAAAGAGGCTGTTTCAACCAAGGTTGAGATTTGCGCAAAAGCAATAAGCGATGATTCAAGAAATTTAAGAACAATCCAGCGGCTAGTGATTTGTGATTTTGTCGGCTCAATACTTGCTGAAATTGGTCGTGATGAAACATTGAAAATGCTTGACGAATTAAAAGCAGGTGTTGAGGCGGTTTATAAGCAGTCTTTGAATTAAGAGGATTGGAATGGCTTTAGAGGTGACGGTATGAATGCAGTAGCAATTGAGAAGTTTGAACGTTTTGAATGGTTGACTCATGGTTTAACTGCGAGTTCACCAAGTATTGAGCCAGTGGTCCGCGGAACAGGAGAGAAACCATTGAACTATCAAGACCGCTTGGGTGCTATTGCTTCAATGGATACCCAACTCGAAAAAGCAGTTGCGTCAGTAATTATCTTTGGCGAAAAAAGCAAAGGTGACTTTGATTATATATTGAAGCACCTTGCAAGCATTATGATTGTTGGGGCGCATGATGATAAACGCTCTAAACCTAAGAACATTAAGCTGGAGGATCTGGCAAGAAAGGTTGCATGGATGGTAACTATGTTTGCACTCAAACCGGGTATGGAAGATAACTTTACAGCTAAAGGTAGATTGCAATTAGCAGCAGGGATTAAAGAATCAGAGATGACTTTGAAAGCTTATGATGGCACATGGAAGCAGTATGAAAAGCTGATGTGTCTTGCTATAGAGTCTGCAATTGATGGCGCTGCAAAGGCAATTGAAAAGTACAAGAAAAATACTTACAAAGAAATGTAAAAAAAATTCTAGGAATATTTCTCTGATGGAGATATAGTATTCCTATACTGGTCGTATTACGGATTTCCGAAGACCAAGCCATTAAAGCTCACTTAATCGTGGGCTTTTTTATTGCTTATTGGAAAGTTGCCCGAATTGGTAAAGGGGATGGCCTGCTAAGCCATTGTTGCTATCAGCGACGCATGAGTTCGAACCTCATACTTTCCGCCAGTAATGGAAGAGTAATCCAAGTTTCGGCCTAATGGATGCGGTCTTGAAAACCGTTAGCTTTAAATGGCGTGTGGGTTCGAGACCCACCTCTTCCGCCAAATTCTAGGAGGTTCACATGCTCCGAATAATTAAGCAGGTCTTTTGCATACATGTTTGGGAATATGAGTTGGATTACAACGAAGACCGAATAAAAGAATGCAGAAAGTGTGGAAAGATTAAGTGTTTGTAGCCCTGCGATTGCGGGGTTTTCTTTTTTGGGGTATTTATGAATCGAAAACAAAAGAAAGCAAAACGATTGGTTGCCAAGGCACATACAAAAAAGCAAGCTCAGATCTATATGACTCCTAAAGAGAAGCAAGACATTTATGAGTGGAACACTGCTCACAATGAACTGCATGAAGAATTCATGGAAGGTTTCGAAGAACCTCAATTCATTAAGGGTTTTAAGGTCGGCATTTGGCTTGCATTCTGTGCTGCAATAATTTGGATATTCTGGCATTTCTTGGGGTGAACATGGACACAATCTAAGCGAAGAAGAATTTAGATTTACTCTACAAAGATCGGTTTAATCTTGAGAATTTAAATCATCTCAATGCTAGAGAACAGTTCAAACAGGACTGTAAGCGCCGAATCAGAGACATCGACACTCAGATTGCTAACATCAAACAGAATCTTAAAAATGCGTGACGCAAAGCGACTTGCTGCAATAAGAAAATTACCATGCGTTATGTGCGGTAGATCGCCAGTAGACGCAGCTCATAGCAATCAAAGTGCACACAATAAAGGCACGGGATTAAAGGCTTGTGACTCAAAAACAATCCCGCTCTGTAGACAACACCATATCGAATACGACCAGCTCCTAACAATGACAAGAGAACAAGCAGTTATCTGGTTTGATGCAATGTTAGAAAAAACTGAGCGGATGCTTAATATTAAAGATGATGAGGTGTTTTAATCATGTTAATTAAAATGAATACAGAACACTTGCGAATGACAGTGCTAAAGCAGATCGTCGATAATGCTACTAAAGCAATGGTTATTGATAGAAAAAGAACTCTACTTGATTGGATATTTCCATTTACACCAAAAAATATACAACTCAAAAAAATGCGGAAGCGTGGTGACAAGCTAGAACAATTTGAAGTAGCGCTAAGCAAAAATGAAGATGAGTTTTCCTATATTGAATTTCACGATGTAGATTTTATTTATAAGGGTTTGCATTGGTAATAAACCTTAGACGAAACATGATTGAATAAGCCACCCTCGGGTGGTTTTTTATTGCGAGGTCAAAATGGAATTTCGACAAGTTGTTAAGAACCATTCTGACATTAACTATGTAATTGGCTATCTCAATACCAATCATGCAAAGGCAGCGAGTGAAGGGAAGCCTTTAGTTGTTACTATCACATGTAAGCAAGAAAGCCTTTCAGCAGCACAACGAAGATTATATTGGCTCTGGATGACTGAATACGGAAACTATAGAGGTCTGGATAAAGAAGAGGCCTCATCATTCTTTAAATACAAATATCTTTCAGTAATTTATAACCGTGACAATGTTGGTGAATATCCTGAAACCTTCAGGACTATGAAGGAACTCAAAAAGACGGGTGCAAGCCAATATGAGGCTTTGCGGCAGTTTGTTGCTAATAGGATCAGCATCACCGAAGCAACTACAAAACAGATGAAAGAGTTCTTAAATGATATCGAAATCTTTTGTCTAAAGGATGGTGTGAAGCTCACATGTCCAGATGATTTGAAGTATTTGAGAGAACAGTAAGGGGTGCGTATGAAAAACAAAATAAAAGTAGAGTTTAAGCACTACGGTTGGTTTTTTGTTTGCCCCATGATTTATGGCCGTGATGAGTTTGGTTGTCCGTATCGGGTGGGCAGATATGGGTTTAACTGGTTGTTTATTTTGCTTGAACGTATTTACATTATATTCATAAATACTATTGGTATTTTCAATAGAAATTACACTCCAGCATATAGGCACATTGCTACCGGTGAACTAAAAAAACCTTTCTATAAATATATTGAGATTGAGGAATAATTCATGGCGAACCTAACGCCTAAACAGCAAAGGTTTGTCGAAGAATATCTGATAGACCTGAATGCAACCCAAGCAGCAATTCGAGCGGGTTATAGCGAAAAGACTGCTAATGAGATTGGTGCTGAAAACCTAGCAAAACCTAGTATCGCAAAAGCTATCCAAGACGCACTAAAAGAGCGTTCTGAGCGCGTCCAGATTGATGCTGATTATGTCTTAAAGCGCCTAGTCGAAATTGACCAGATGGATGTATTAGACATCATGGACGATGATGGCAATGTTAAGCCGTTGCGCGATTGGCCTAAGATTTGGCGTCAATACATATCAAACATCGAAACAATCAGTATGGATGATGGCGAAGGTTGGCTTAAAAAGATCAAGTGGCCTGATAAGGTTAAGAATCTTGAGTTATTGGGTAAGCACATCTCTGTAGGTGCATTTAAAGACAAGGTGGAGCATGATGTCTCTGATCCCCTTAAAGAGTTACTTCAACGAGCAAGCGGGAATACTTTAAAACCAAAAGGGTAAAATTATGGAAGCAGACGAGCTAGAGAAAAACTTGTCTGATCCTTGGTGGCGCCTGACAAGTGGTTTTTTATATCAAATCCTAATCAAAGGTGATGAGGACACAGAGGGGCTTAAAGCTCCATTCATCCCTAATGAACATCAAATAGATTTTCTAAGTAATCTTTGGTATCGAAATATCATCCTAAAAGCCCGTCAGTTGGGTTTTACAACTGCAATTGCTATTTACTATTTAGACTGCTGTTTATTTGGTAAGGGTGATACTCGTGCAGGGATGATTGCACAAGACAAGTATGCGGCAGATAAACTTTTTCGAGATAAAGTTAAGTTTGCGTATGACAACTTGCCACCAGAAATTAAAGCTAGATTCCCTTTAGCGCGTGATAGTGCAAGCGAATTACTATTTGCACACAACAATAGTTCTATCACTGTTGGTACGTCGATGCGTTCAGGTACTTTGCAGTACTTACATGTCTCTGAGTTCGGTAAGATTTGTGCTAAGTTCCCCGATAAAGCGAAAGAAGTTTTAACCGGTTCCATTCCAGCAGTCGCACCAAACGGGATTGTAGTAATTGAATCTACTGCTGAGGGCGATGAAGGTGCTTTCTACAATATGTCAGAAACTGCTCGCAAGAAGAAAGAAGCGGGAACTGAGTTAAGTAAGAAAGACTATAAATTTCACTTCTATCCTTGGCATGGCGCAGATGAATACAGTCTAGATGCTGATATTTATATTACTTCAAAAGAACATGAATATTTTGACCGCATAGAACAGGAGTGCGGTATCAAAATTGAGCCATCTCAACGTAGTTGGTATATCGCGACACGTGACAATGACTTTCAAGGCTCATCTGAGCTGATGTGGCAAGAATATCCATCAACACCAGAAGAAGCGTTTAAGAAGTCCAAAGAAGGCTGTTGGTACACTGAGCAATTTATCAAAGTTCGTAGAGAACAACGTATCTGCTCATTACCAATACGTACCGATGTTCCAGTAAATACATTTTGGGATATTGGTAATTCTGACGGTACAGCTATCTGGTTCCATCAGCGCGTGGGTATGCAGGACCTTTTCATTGACTTTGAAGAAGGTTGGGGTGAGCCATATGAATACTTTGTGAAGATCATGCAAAGCAAAGGTTATTTATGGGGCAAACACTACTTGCCACACGACGGTGCTCATGCTCGGCAGGGTGAAAGTAAAAACCTCTCACCTCAGCAAATGCTTAAGAATTTAGGTCTTCAAGATGTGGTAATTGTTCCGCGTGTATCTGAATTGCTTCATGGCATTAACAAAACTCGTGAAGCTCTTATGAATGATGTTTGGTTTGATGCTGATCGATGCAAAGAAGGCTTAAAACACATTGAGAATTACACCCGTAAATTCAATGCACATGCGCAAACTTACACTAGTGAACCAGTGAAAACTGATGGGAATTCTGAAGCAGCTGATGCATTCCGACAATTTGCGCAGATAAGAGACAAGATCGGCCAAGTAGCAAGATCTGCACCACCTCCACCTAAAGCCGCTTCATCTTGGATGGGATAAAATGGATAAAGACGAAAAAGACATTCTCGCTCAAGCAAAGAAGTTTCGCGACGATGCTCAAGACTATTGGAACGATATTTATTGCCAAGGTCGAGAAGACAAAGAGTTTGTGACAGTTAAAGGCGCTCAGTGGGACAGTGAAGCTATCAAGAAGCGTCAAGCAGAAGGTAAGCCAACACTAGAGTTTAACCTTGTGCATACTTACTGCCGTCAGCAAGTAAACACTCACAAGCAAAACCGACCTCAAATTCAAGTTGTACCGGTTGACAGTGGTGCCGATGAAGAAATGGCAAAGGTTCTTGCCGGACTTATCAAAGACACTGAAGAAGCAAGCAACTTTGAAGATGTAAACGACATAGCAGTTGAAAACGCTGTTTATAGTGCTGTTGGATTTATCCGCATCACTGCTGATTACATCCACGAAAAGAGCTTCAATCAGGAGCCAAAGTTCAAAGCTGTACATAACCCCGAAGCGGTCTTAATTGACCCGCTATCGCGTGAAATGGACGGCTCAGACATGAGTAAAGCACTTGTGTGTGAATGGGTGTGCAAAGACACCATTGAAAAGCAGTATGGCAAAGATGCTGTATCTGACTTTGAAATGGATGGCACTGAGAACTGGTTCAATAAAACTGATAATACAGTCCTTATTGCTGAGTACTTCTATAAAGACGAAGTTAAAGACAAGCTGATTATGCTGGAAGATGGCACGACTGATTTTAAATCGGTCTTGCTACAAAGCTTCAATGAAGAAGATCTAAAAGCATTCACAGTTAATGAACGCGATACAACACGTACTGAAATCAAATGGGCTAAGTTATCAGGGTGCAAGGTTCTTGAAACTGGCGTGTTCCCCGGCAAGTATATTCCGATCGTACCTGTCTATGGTGAAGTCATTTGGATTGGTGACAAGCGTCATATCTTCTCACTTGTACACTTTGCCAAGGATCCACAACGCCTGTTCAACTATTGGAAATCAACTGAAGCAAATATTCTTCAGAAGAACCAAGATGAATTGACTGTTGTTGATGCAAAAGCAACTCAAGGCTATCCAGAATGGGATGATCCATCGAAATATAAACATCTTCGCTACGACTACCTTGATGAAGATGGCAAACCACGTCCTGCACCAATCAAAATTGGCTCCGCGCAAGTTCCTGTAGGAATTTTAAACGCTTCTGAATCTGCAAAGACTTTGATTGCTGACACTTTGAATATGCATGCTCCTCAAATGGGGCAAGACGTAAATCAACAATCAGGTAAAGCTATTGGCTTATTGCAACGTCAGGGTGAAACGTCTCAGTTCCACTTCCAAGACAATGACAATAAGTCAATTCGCCATTGTGGGCGCATTCTGTTGGGTTTATATCCGGTTTATTACGATACGCCTATGGTTCGTCGCATTATCGGGGCAGATGGTGAGTCAGAGATGGCTAAACTCAATGCCACACCACAAAATGAAGATGAGCAGGCTAAGGCGATTAATGGTGTCTTAAATGACATGTCAGTTGGTCGTTATGACGTTCGTATGGATACAGGGCCTTCATTTAATACTCAACGTGAACAATCATTCCAATTAATGATGCAATTAGCTCAGTTTGCGCCAAATATCATGCAAGCCGCTGGCGACTTAATCATTAAAGATTCACCTCTCTTGAATTCTAAACAGATTGCAGAGCGTGTGAAGAAGTTAATGCCGCCTCAAGTGCTTGAAGAAGGTCAAATCAATCCTGAGCAAGCTAAAGCGCAAATCACTCAGCTTGATCAACTCGTACAGCAGCTTACTGGTCAGATTGAAGCTCTACAGAAAGAAGTACAAGACAAGGTTGAAGACCGCAATCTTGAATTACTTAAAGCACAAATCAATGCTGAGAAAGATTTGCAAGTAGCACAAATCAATGCTGCTAGCCGAAATGATGTTGAAGAATTGAAGGGCATTGTAACTATCTTGAAAGAAAAGCTGGGTCTACAAAATGCCCCTCAAGACTGGCTAACACAAGGCGAATCATTACCTGACTACCAGACAGATTTGCCAAAACAAGATTATTCGCTGCAAGGTGCGCCTGAACCACCACCTGAGCAAGCGCAAAGCATACAGAACCCTGCCGAACAGCAGGGTTTTTTAATGCCTGATGAAACGGTTCAACAAGAAAATCTCGCTCCTAGTCCTGATCAGACTGGGGAAGGCGCACAACCGATCGAAGGTGATTTATTGCCAAACTTGGAGCAACAAAATGGATCCGAATTCTGATACTCAAGACGTCGTTGAAACCACTGCAACGGAAAATACAAGTGTAGAAAGTCAAGAGACAAATTCTCCAGAAACAGAAACTCAGGAGCCTGAGACCGCTGAACAGTCAGAAAATGATGAAGCGAAGAAGGAACCTGAAAAGCCAAAGCGTAATCGTGCACAAGAGCGAATTGAGCAATTAGCACGTGAAAATGCTGAGCTTCGTCGATTCAAAGCTGAATCTGAAGCAAAGCAAACTGAGCCAAAAGCAGACGCCAAACCAACTAAACCACGAATCGAAGACTTTGAAACATATGAAGAGTACTTGAAAGAGCACGACGCATATGAGGAAAAGCTTGATGAATGGCGTATTAGTGAAGCTGAGCGTCGTATTCAAGAAAAGCAAAGCAAGGCATCAAAAGAAACAGAGCAAGTTCAGCGTGAAGCTGAATATGAGGCTGTTATTGCTGAGTTGGCTGATGAAGGTATTGATATTGATCATTACGCCAAGAAAGCTGAGCAATTGCCTGCTTTGCCTATCCAGCTTGTAGAGCTTGGTTTATCGACTAAAGAGACTCTATTACTTGCAAAAGACTTGCTTGATGACGAAGCCACATATTTAGAACTGTCTCGGATGTCACCAGCACAGGCAATTTTAAAAATTGGCCAATACATCGGTACTAAGTCGACAAAAAGCGCCCCACCTGTTTCAAAAGCTCCACCACCAATAAAACCTGTCCAAGCAAATGCGCCTGCTGTTCGTGACCCATCTAAGATGAGCGATGACGAATGGTACAAGGCTGAAACACAGAAACGAAATAAAGGAAAATAATATATGGCTAATACCATTCTTACGCACCAAATGATCGCCCGTGAAGCAGCTAAAATGCTTGAGGAAGAGGCGCCATTTATTGCGAATATCAACAAGGGGCGTCAAGACGAATTTGGCAAAGACGTTCAAGGCTATAAAAAAGGCGATACCGTAACAATCAAGGTGCCTACATCAGGCCGTGTATTTAATGGTGCGGTATATGCAGAAGGTGGTGCTGGTTCAGACTTCTTGGAAGAAGAAGTAAACCTTACACTTGATACACAAAAACACGTAGGCTTAAAGTTTGGTGCTAAAGAAAAGCTTCTTGATATCACTGACTTTAAAGAACGTATTTTACGTCCTCAAATGCAGACTCTTTCATCTGTTGTTGAGGCGGATCTTATTGCGCGTGGTGTACTTGGCACCCCAAACCAAGTAGCTATGTCATTATCAGGAGCAAACCCTTCTAATGCTTTAGCCTTGGGTCGTGCAAAGTTAAACCAATACTTAGCACCTGCTGGTGATCGTTCGGTAATCCTTTCAAGTACTGCTAACATTGCCTTAAGTGGCGAAGTGACGCGGATGTACAACCCAACACAAACTTCAAGCAAGGCTTATTTGCAAGGCTATGTTGCTACTGCATTTGGTGCTGACTTATATGAGCATCAATCTGTTGCTGTATTCAACAACGGTACTGCTGCTGGACTTACTGTAAATGGTGCAAACCAAACAGGTAAAGTCGTAAACCTTGCAGCGGCCACTGGTGGCACCTTGACACAGGGCACAGTGTTCACAATCGCAGGGGTTAATGCCGTTCACCCACTTACTGGTCAAGACCTTGGTGTTCCTCAACAGTTTGTAGTGACAGCTACAGTAACTGTTGGAGCAAATACGGCTGTTTCAATCTTCCCGGCATTGAATGCAACAGCACCGAACAAAACTACAAGTGCATTGCCTGCGAATGGTGCTGTGGTAACAGTTGTATCCACGAATGGCTTCCAAAATTTAGAGTTCCATAAGGATGCCTTTACTGCTGCCTTCGCTCCTCTTCCGGTCTTAGCTTCATGTGAAGGTTATACAGCTCGTTTACCTAGTGGTATTTCGGTTCGTGTGATGACGTTTGGTGATGGTTTGAATGACTTAGAGCGTACCCGTATTGACGTGTTGTATGGCTTCCAAGTTGTTCGACCTCTTCATGCTTGCCGTATCACTCAAGCCTAAACTTTCTTGACGACAAATGCCCGCATCTTGCGGGTGTCGTCATTTTTGGAGGACTGAAATGTCAAATGAATATCCAAAGATGCTCTACAAGGGCGATTTAGTTAATTTTGAATACACCACCGCCAATTCAGAAGAGCACGAAGAAGAATTAAAAGCTGAAGGCTGGGTTGAGCATCGTGATCTTGAAGCTGCTAAGCCAGAGGTAGAAGTAATCACACAGGCATCTGCTTCAAGTGGTGAATTAGCTGAGGCTAAAAAGAAAATCATTGAACTTGAAGAGCAGCTTGCTACAGCAAAGGGCGAACACATATCACAAATTAATGAGCTTTTAAAAGAGAATGCGACTCTCAAATATTCAGCAATGGATGCAGGCGAGTTGAAGGCTATTCTTGATAAGAAGGGCATTAAATATGGCTCACGTGATGGCAAAGATGTGTTGGTTCAACATGTTTTAGAGAGCGAGTTCTCAACCGAATAATCAAGGAGCAGTCATGATCGTCAGTAAGATTGTAGAGTCTGCTATGAAGAAGCTAGGAATCTTGGCTTCTGGTGAACGTGCTAGTGGCGATGAACTGGCTGATGGCATTGAATGCTTGCAAGATCTCTTGGACCAATGGGCCTTAGATAAGCTTTATGTTTACAAGGCAAGTACTCTAATCATTCCGCTTAATGGAGCAGGCGAGTACCGTATTGGCAATAAAGCAAACATCCAAGACTGTTGTGAATACGAGATTTTAAATTGCCCAGTATGCACACCAGACGAACCAGCAGAAGAACCTTGCGAATGTATTTGTGGGTGTACTACTGAGACACCAAAACCAACCATGTTTGCTGATATTTCTATGATATCTGATGACGCTTGGCTTGATGACTGCAAAATTCAACTCGCACGTAATACAAACCGAACTCCACCAGTTTATGCCCCTGTTGAGTACTGGCAAGAGCCTGATGCATGGGTGTTTAAAGTTGAAGAAGGAAACTTCAAGCAGCTTAAATTGAAGGTTTATACACTTCCTAAGAACCTCAAGCCAAAAGATGAAATCCCTCTACCACCTCAATACAAACGTCCATTAAAGCTAACTTTAGCAATTGAGATCGCTTCAATGTTTGGCACAGAGCCGCCATTAAGTGTGGTCCAAAACCAAAGCAATGCAATAGAAATGCTTAAATCAAGCAATTCTGTTCCTGCATATTCAAGTAATGATTTACCTGTAGGAGTTGGATGCTATGGTGAGCACCGTTATTGATATTCCTATAGTTGGACAATCCTATCACCTTGAAAATTGGTCTGTTGACTGTCAACGCACACTTAACCTTTTCCCGCAAGTTGTTGAAAGTGGCAATGCGCCACAAGTTGCCGCTTTACTTCCAACTGCGGGATTAGTTAAAAAGTTTGAGTTTGACAGTTATATTCGTGGTATGTACGCCATGAGTGACCGTTTTTTTGTAGTTGCCGGGCAAAAGCTTTTATCAATTAAAGCGGACAATACTGTTAAAGAGTTAGGCGAAGTCAGTGGAATTGGAAGAGTTTATTTTGCTGATAATTCCGTTCAGTTGATGATAGTGAGTAATAACGCTTATAGCTTGGATCTTAATAGTAATACTTTAAAGAAACTTGAACTTGGCGAATTCTTTGGCGCATCAGATGTGACAGCACTTGATTCTCGCTTTATTTGGACGGTACCGCAATCTGGACGGTTTCAGTGGTCTAACCTATTATCTACGGAAACTAGTGCACTTAATTACGCAACTGCTGAGGCCAAATCTGACAACCTTGTGCGATGTATTGAGAACAACGATCAGCTTTGGCTTATTGGAGAAAAGACTACAGAAATCTGGAGTTCTACAGGCTCTAGTGACGCACCTTTTCAGCGTATGGGTGGAGCAGTTATTCCCACTGGCTGTGTCGCGCCTGCTTCAGTTTGCCGTTTTGGAGGCAGTTTGGCTTGGGTGTCTCGAACAGAACATGGTCAAGGTGTAATTGTAGTTACGGAAGGTTTTACTACTTCTCGAATTTCCAATCATGCCATTGAAGCTGATATCTCAAGTTACAAGAGTATTGAGGACGCCTACAGTATTTCTTATCAAGAAAATGGACACTCATTCCTTCTAATAACCTTCCCAAGTGCAAAGAAAACATGGTGCTACGACGGCACAACCAAAATGTGGCATGAACGTAGTTACTTTAATCCTAAAACCTACTTACATGAGCAGCATCGCGCCTTTGTACACTGTTTCTTTAATGGTAAGCAACTGGTTGGCGACCGTCAAAACGGGAAAATATACGAGCTTACTCTAAATAGTAGAACTGATGATGGCGACACTATTGTAAGAGAACGTATTACTCCGGTAATCAATCCTCAAACACAACGACTGATTTTCCACGAATTAGAAATTGTGGCTCAAATGGGGCAGGACATCGATGCAAAACCCATGTTTATGCTCGACTGGTCAAATGATAAAGGCCGTACTTGGTCTTATACGAGGCAAGAAGACTTAGGTGGTATTGGCGAATATGAAAAAAGATTGATCTTTAGGCGGTTAGGGCAGTCCTTTAGCCGTGTATTCCGGTTCCGTATGACAGATGCATCAAAGCTTGTAATCACAGGCGCAAAAGTGAGGGTGAGTCAATGAATTTAATTCCTCCATACCAACATCCACTTTTAGATAGTAATGGACGCCTAACCCAACCGTGGCGAAGCTTTTTAGACAACCTTGTAAAGGCAGTTAATAAACTGAACGAGGCACCATGATTACTGTAAGGCGGGAAAGGTGGATTGATTGCATAGATCAGATCATGCCACTTTGCCAAATGGTACATGATCTTGTTGAAAAAGAACTATATGGCCTGCCACTCGACTTTGATAGCGAGCTATACCAGCAGTCCGAAGACCTTGACCAGTTCCATTGCCTAGTAATGCGCAAAAACGGTCATCCAATTGGTTTTCATTGGATGGTTATGTATGACCTTGCTAGATTTAAAGGGAAAAAACAAGCAGGAACTGACGCAATCTTTGTTCATCCTGAGCATCGCCAACATTCAATGAAGTTGATTCAGTTTAGTGAGCAATATGCAAAAAAACACGGCTGTATGACTTGGGCAGTAGCTACCTTAGATCCAGAGTACAGAGGTCAGTTGTGGGAAAGAAAAGGGTTTAAGAAATCTGAAACAATTTTTATAAAGGTGATGACATGAGTAATGTAATCGGTGCAATCACTGGATCAAGAAAACAGGCAAAAGCACAGAAAGAAGCAGGCAACCAGATGGTTGATGCTTCAAATCGCGCAACTGATGTACAAAAACAAATGTTCGATCAAATGCGACAAGATCAACAGCCATATATGAATGCTGGTACAGATGCACTCAAAAGCCTTATGGGTGGAATGGGTGAGAACGGCCAATTTATGCAAACATATAATGGTCAGGATATATATAACGACCCAAGTTATCAATTCCGCTTAAATCAAGGTCTTGATGCGGTCCAATCTGGTGCAGCGGCAGCAGGTGGTTTGTTGAGTGGCGCAACACAAAAAGCGCTTGCCAACTACGGGCAGAACTTTGCAAGCCAAGAATACCAAAATGCCTATAACCGCTTTAATGCGGATCAAACCAATAAATATAACCGCCTTTCTAACATTGTTGGGCTGGGGCAGAACGCTGCCGCGGGTGTTGGTAATGCTGGTATCCAGACAGGGCAAGCAATTGCAAATAACACCATGGCTGGTGCAAATGCTCAGGCAGCAGGAACAATTGCCGCAGGCAATCAGCGTGCCAATGATTTCCAAACAATGTTAGGCCTAGCCAATACAGCAGCGAAGTTTTATACCGGCGGAATGATTTAAGGAGTTAAAAATGCTTGATCCAAGTATCATTACTCGCGGAGCTGAGCGTGCTCAATTACAGCAACAGCAAACAAACGAAATGCTCGGCAATCTTGGTGGAGCATTAGGGCAAATGGTTCTAGGTCGTCGAATTAATCAAATGCGACAACTTGGAACGCCAGATGAACAAAAAGCGTTTGCCAATAACTCTATTTTTGCTCCACAGTTAAATCAGGTTCTTAAAGGCGACCAAGCAACGGCCCAAAAAAATGCAATCGATTTGCTTAAGGCTCAAGCAGAAATAGGCAAAACGAACAGTGAGGCTACCAAGAATAATGCCCAAGCAGGCGGTTTTACGTTAGACAATTCTCAGAAGAAGTTTGGAGCTATACAGGGTATTTTCCAGCAGGCGGCAATGACTGGTGATAAAGCTCAAGTTTTGCTTGGTTTGGATGCTTTTCAGCGAACTGGGGGGATTAGTCCTGACGAATACGCTCATCAGTTTTCACTTATTCAAGCTATGACACCAGACGAAGTAAAGAACTATGCTAGAGGTATAGCCTTTACAGATAAAAATACAGCACCACTCTTATACCAATCTGCTAATAATGCTGCAGACAATGCTACATCCGTTGCTAACAATATCCGCACAACTGATGCGTCACGTTATGCGACTGATACTGCAGCTGCTACAGCAGATAAAAACCGTGCTCAAGATGCTCAACAGTTTAGCCAAAAACAGCAACTTGACGAATGGCTGGCAAAGAACAAGCCAATTGGAACAGAGATGGGGAACGATGGTTATATGTATGCCATTTATCCGGGCGGTAAAGGTGTAAGAATCTCAGATGAGAGAGGATCTCCAATTCAAGTTCAACCTAAAGGGTCCAATAGTACGGTTACTTCTCAGAATGAGGAAAAGCAACGGATTAGCAGAGTTAATGCCGTGCTCGATGAGATTCAAGGAATCTTGCCGCAAGCTACAGCAAGTTATGCAGGCCGCGGTATCGATCTTCTAGCACGTGGAGTTGGCTTAGCTACTCCAGGCGATGTAGCAACTGGTAAGCTTGGAACATTAGGCGGTCAATTAGTAGCTCTTATGCCGAAAATGTCAGGCCCTCAATCTGATAAGGACGTTGCAATGTACAAGCAAATGGCTGGTCAGTTAGATGATCCAACCATTCCATTACAAGTTCGACAGGCAGCATTAGAAACCATTCGAAGCTTAAACAATAAATATGCTGAGATGAACACCCAAAAGGCAGTTACTGTGCCTTATCGAAATGATGCATCAGGCAATACACAGCCGCATAACCAAGCCAAATTGAACAATATTCTGTTTGGTCGATAAGTGTGCTATAAATTCCCTCATCACGGTGGGGGTCTTTATGAAAAATTTAATATTAATCCTAGGTATATTCTTTTCAAATTTATGCTTCGGAGCAGATTGGATATATGTTACATCTGGGGTAAACCAGAACTTCTTCCTAGATAAGAATTTCTACAAATATGATAGCTCCAAAAATACAGTAGATGTTTGGACTAAGGTATCTCAAAAAAAATTAATGAATGATGATTATTATACAAAATCAAAGACATTGATTAGATATTTGTGTCCAAGCAAATCATCAAAAGATTTAGCATCGATTACTTATGATGAAAGCGGCCATGTTTTAAAGTCGTCAACAAAGCCTTTGCCTGATTTTTCTATTATATTTCCTGAAACAGTTGATGAAAAGATATGGGAAGTAGCTTGCTCAACAAAAGGTAAGGGCTTTAAGTTATATGCACCTGAAACAGTGGATTTAAAGTCAGTAGGAATAAATCAATAAAATCTATTTTTAAAAAGCCCTCTTCGGAGGGTTTTTTATTGCCTGAGGAAAAGTTATGGCATCAGCTCAAAAATATATGCAATTGCTTAACAATCCCAATGCTCGCCGAATGCTTGATTTAATCGCAAGTGCAGAAGGCGTTAAGCACGGCTATAACACTCTGTTTGGTAATCAGCGCTTTGATGATTTATCAGGGCATCCTAATATTCGCAAAGCATTTACCCAAACAGATGGCAAGAAAAATTACACGACAGCCGCTGGGCGTTATCAATTTCTAAATGACACATGGAATGGGTTATCTCGACAGTATGGTCTTAGAGATTTCTCGCCACAGTCTCAAGATATTGGGGCAATTGCCCTCCTTGATCAGATTGGTGCACTTCCATATGTATTAAAAGGTGATTTCGGTACTGCTATTAAAAAATCTGGTGGAACTTGGGCGTCACTACCGTCATCAAACTATGCCCAAAACAAGCGTTCTTGGGACTTTATCAACAAGCAATTAGGTAACAAGGTAAGTACTTTTGAACCTGAGTTTGTTGATTTAAAGAAAGTTGGTATTTCAGCTAATTTCCAACCAAAAATGGTTGATCTTGCAAGCGTTGGAATTGGGACAAAATCCGATTTTCAGCCTGAATTTGTAGACTTAAAGTCAGTTGGAATAGGTGTTTAAAATGGCTAGTCAAAATGATATTTCAGCCCGTATTGCAACTGCTAAAAAAGAAGGCTTCACAGATGAACAGATTTACTCAAGCCTAGCTTCAAATGCTGCTTTTGGTAAGCGCATCTCGATGGCAAAAAAAGAAGGTTATTCTGATAGTGATATAGCTAAAACTCTTGGACTTAACCTTCAAAAAGATCTAGGTGTTCAACAACCCATTAAAGTGTCTGCAACTCGACAGCCTTTTGATTGGCAAGCAGCACAACAGAAATCTATGCAAGAACAAGCTAAAGCAGCGGGGCCTACAAGGTTATGGGAGTCTGCATTGCTTGGTGCCTCTGATCTTGGTGCTGGGGTAGTGCAAGGTTTTGCTTATGCAGGAGATAAGTTAGGTCAAGGCCTAAACGCTGCATTAGGCACAAACTTCGATACCAGCGCTTATGACCGGTTCACAAATCAACGTAAGGACATTCAAGACTTTCACCAAGCAAGACGACAACAGGCTGGGCAAGGTTATGATGTAGCACGTCTAGGCGGTCAGATTGCTGCTACTGCTCCATTAGGTGCACTTGGTCGAGGTTATCAAGGTGCAGGGATTCTCTCAAAAGCTGGTGCAGGTGTTGCAGCACAGAATGCGGCAGTAGGTGCAGCTATTGGAGGTGCTGGTTTTGCTGAGAATGGCAAGCAACGCCTAGAAAATGCAGCACTAGGTGGTATTGGTGGTGCAGCGGGTGCAGCGATTGGTGAAAAGATTGGGCAAGGCGTTTCTAAGGTCGCCAGATCGGTTAAAAACACAGGTCCACGCGCAGCACAACAAACAGCACAAGCCATTGATAAAAACCTTGATGATGCTTTGCGACAACAAGGCATGTCTCTTGGTGATTTATCTGATGATGTCGCCAATGGTTTACGCAAAGAAGCTCGCGATGCATTAAAAGCAGGAAAGAACTTAAATCCAGAAGCAGTGGCGCGGAAGGCTGTTTTAGATCGCTTAGGTTTGAAGGGCACTAAAGCGCAGGTTACGGGGAACGCAATTGATTGGCAAAAGCAATCTGAGCTAGCTAAGCTTTCAGGGGCTGGTGAGCAGCTAAGAGGCAAGTTAATTGATGACAATTTGCAACTCCAAAACCTTTTAAATCAGGCTGTCGAACGTACAGGTGGAAAAGCTACTGATCAAATTGGGGCGATGCAAGGTGTAGCAAATTCCTTGCGATCTCAATTAGATCAGAACAAGCAATTCATTGGTGCTGCATATGATGCTGCAAAAAAAGCAGCCGGTAATGATGTAGTGATTGATGGGCGGGGATTCGCAAATGACGCTTTCACTGCTCTAGATCAAAATTATGCGCTCTCAAGCTTGCCACCAAGTGTTCAAAAGATCATAAAAGATGTGGCAGACAATCCTGATAAGTTCACTTTAGGCAAATCAGAAGAACTTATCAAAATTCTCAATCGCGAATACAAATCATCATTGCAAATGGGTCAGCCAACAAGTTCGACATACTCAATTGGCTTAGTCCGTGATGCCTTGAATAAGCGCCAAGCTGAAGCAATGCAGGGGTTGTTGACTAGTGGTAATGATGCTGCTCAAGCATATCAATTTGCAAGACAGGCAAATCAATTCAATGCAAATCAGATTGAAGGCATGCCTTTACTGCAAGACGTGCGAAAGGGTGTTGAGCCAGACAAACTATTTAATAAACATATCTTAAATGGAAATGTTAATGAGCTTGATAGAACCATTGAGCTACTCAACAATGTTAATCCTCAAGCTGTTAATGATATCAAACAGCAAGTTGTTCAATTCATTTCGAATAAAGCAATCAACCAGAATGGTCAATTTAGCCCAGCAGGAATGAAACGCGCTTTAGATGCTATCGGTGATCGACGCCTTGCTACCATGTTCTCACCTGACGAACTTAAAAACCTTAAAGACATCGGGAAAGCTGGGCAGTACTTAGTTACTCAGCCACCTCATTCTTATGTGAACAACTCAAATACATCAGCAGCTTTAATGAATTATTTAGGGGGAATCATTAACAGACCGGGTGTTCGCGTTCTTTTGGCTCCTGTTAAAGACATTGCCGACAATCGTGCTGTTAACAATGCTCTACGCCCTGATGTATCTGGTTCACCTATAGCGCCCACTCCACCGACTGCACAAGAACAGTCTCTTATAGATCGTCTCGTTCAAGCTGGGTTACTTGGTGGAGCAGGGTCAACAAGACAGTAAAACCAAACAAAACACACAACCGCCTTAGGGCGGTTTTTTATTTGAGGTCAATATGTATCCATTAATGACCAACGTCACAGCACAATTTGTTGATGACAACGGGAAGCCTTTAACAGGTGGGCAGGTGTGGACCTACGAATCTGGAACAACAACGCCCAAAGCGACTTTTGTTGATCCCGATGGGGGAGCCAAGAACACCAACCCAATTATTCTGGATGAAGCAGGGCGCGCCAATATCTATTTAGATGATGGGGCATATCGAGTAAGGGTTTTATCGGCAGATGGTATCCTTATTGCTGATACAAACAAGCTTTCCCGATATGTAACAAGCACCGAACTAGATGAATTTATTCAGCAAGTTCAAGACGGATTGGATGAATTAAATCAAGTCAAAGAATCGCTAAATACCATTGTTGAACAAGGCATTGAAGCTCAAAAAGGTGTCGCTGGTGGCTTAGCTCCATTGGATGAAAATGACAAAATAGATCCACTTTATCTTAAAACAAGTGACGCTCTAGATGTCGATGATCCAAAGATATTGGCGACTTCAAAGGCTGTAAAAACCTTACAAGACAAGAAGCTTGAGAAAAAAGATTTAGCTTCTGGAGACGCGCCTGTTTTTGGTGCTCGTGCTTTTGGAGTATTCAATGGAGATGGCACTAAGGTTGGTGGCGGGAACTTTGAGAGCGTAACGCGTGTAAGTGTTGGCTTGTATGAAGTCACACTCACCAAAGCCTTGCCTAACACTGACTACACAGTTGTGACCTCTACGGAAATTACAGCTGGAAATGACGCTAGATCAGCAAATTTAGATGGCACTTTTGCTAAAACCACGTCCAAATTCAGGATTGTTACAACATTTGGTGGTGATAGTTCTCAGGGGCGATTCGACCCATATTTAGTGGATTTCATCGTTTTCTAATAACACCCGGAAGGGTGTTTTTTTACGGGTAAATAAAATGGCACAACTCGCTCCAATGATGCAATTGCGTGCTCGCTTCGAAGACAAATGCGGGCATCCACTCGCTGGTGGTAGTGTATTTGCTTTTGAAGTTGGCACTTCAACACCAAAAGATACTTTTAAGGATGCGGATGGCACAATTCCTAATACGCATCCGATTAAATTAGATTATCGTGGTGAGGCAGATATCTATCTATTATCTGGACGTTATAGATTTGTTGTTTACTCTTGCCATGGAGTGAAAATCTATGATGTTGACAATGTAGGAGAATGGCTTGGCCCAATTAATGCTGAGAATGTATTTGATGGGAATGAATCACAAAAAGAAATTAATAGTATAACCCCTCGATATTTTAGTTCAGTAGATGAGATGTTAGCTTACCCACATAAACGAAATGGGTTAATTGCAATAACAAAATCATATCATGCTGGCTTAAGCAAAGGTGGCTCAAAATATGTATATGATTCATCTAAAGCGAGCATAAATAATGGTGTAACTGTAATTGGTGGCTGGGTTCTCCAATATGATGACTGCATTAGTGTTGAGCAGGGAGGAACCATTGGGGATGGAATAACAGACGATTCAAATACTATTCAGAGTATTCTAAAAGTCATTTATCCTGAAATTGCAAACCGTATTCAAGATTTCGGAGTTAAACTAATTTTTAACTCACCAAGATACAAGATAAATGAAGAGATCCTAATCCCACCATACGCAAATCTAGTGGGTAATAGAACAATCATGCTTGGCAACTCACAAGCAAATGACTGTTTTAGAAGTGCTAGATATGTATCTGGCGTATTAACAGATAACACAAGTGAGACAGATCTTGATAACCCAATCTTCTATTCAAGAATCAATGGTTTCAGATTTCGTGATTTTGATAAATCAATTAAATTAAAGGGCTGGACACAACAGTGTATTGTCAATGATGTAGAATCTACCGCATGTAATCAACATTTAGTCACATATGGATGTTACTTTCTAAGTCTCAATAACTCAACTGCAGATGGCGTTGGTTTGGGGTTAATTCCTAAAAAACCTGCGTATGTTTTTGAGAAGTCATATGGGATGTTAAAGTTTGGCGGAAAAATTACAGCATCGTCTTGCCCTGTTGCTTATGAGTTCTCTCAAGAGCAACAAGCCCCAACACTTGGTAATCTTGATGCTGAATCTTGCGAAGTCGCAATTCGTTTCAGAAACCCAATTGATGTAAACAATCACGGTGGATTCTTAATCACGGGATGTTATTTTGAGAATTGCCAAACCATTCTTGAGTTTATTGATATGGGCGGGACAGTTAATGTTATTTTAACATACACGTTAAAAAATAACTTTATTAACTGTCATGATGGCGCTTTAGCTAGATTAAATGACAGTCAAAACGTAAAAGTCATCTTTAATGAAGAAGATAACAAAGTATTTCAGCTTGAGAATTTGGTAGTTGCTGGGTCTGGTACGACCATTTTATTAAGCGATACTACTAAGAACGCAAACTATAACTATACTGCTGGTATTGCGCCCAACTCACCACTTGATGTTACATTTGTTGATAAAAACACTTATGGTGGAAATGGCGTGCTTTATGGACATTGGGGGCAAAACTTTCAGAGAATTGTACAGTGGGATAGTGATTCTGGGCGTGTTCAAGCAAAACATAATGATTACATGCGGGGGATGATTCCGTATACATATTATGGTAATCAAGGTACTCCTCAGGATGGGACAATACCTTTCTGTAGTCATGAAACACAAACGATAGATGCTTCTTTAATTCGGCTCCGTATTGTAACTGCAATCGCCTCTAATGAGATGGTGCAAGCAAGTTTTAATTTAAAATTACGTTCGCAAGCAACTCTCGGGTATATGAGTGGCCGGTTCTACAATAATAAGGTCGCAATTGATCGTAATGATTTCATAGGTGCTACTTTTAGAGTTTCTGTTGAAAGTGGTGTTTATGTTTTAATTATTGAGAACATATCATCTACAGATGCTTCAAATTATAGTGTATATGGGCACGTAAAATTGATTTAGTGCAAAGACCCCTCCTAATATTCAAATATTAAGAGGGGGTTTTAAGAATTAATTATTTGGATGATAATTTAGTTTAAAATCTGTAATATTAGGGCGTCTCAAAAAAAAGGGCCCAAGATGGAACTACTTTTCTTAAAAATATTATTTATAGACATTATTGGTGGTGGATCGGGGCGATTGTTTGAGCTTTTTGGCGGGCTTACAATTAGATATGTTCTTTTTTTCATTGGCTTATTATTAGTTTTTTGCAAACTTAGCTTTTCAACAATTTATATCCGAAGAAATGAACTGATTGCTTTCATCCTGGGAACGTTTTTTATTCCTATTGGGATGGTTACAATGGCAACAAATGATCTTAGTCTGGCAATGGCAGATCTAAAACCCTTTTTCTTTTTTGCATTGTTTTTTCTCATTCTAGGACAAAATGAAAATAACTCTCAAATTTTATTAGAGAAGTTTTGCAAATACCTGCTAGTTATTCCTTTCATAATGGGTGTAATACAAATAATAATATTATTATTAATTAATTATGGTGTTCTACCTTTTCCAGCCTTTTATGCTTATGCCGAAACCACATCAAGTGAAATCATGTTCCGTGGGGAAGATGGGTATTTCTTCTATAAGGGATTCTTTTTTCTTGGGCTCGGATTTGTTTATGCTTACATTCGTGGTAAAAAAATATTAGCAGCATTTTTAATACTATGTATTTTCTTATCTCAAACGCGAGGCTTATTGTTAGCATCAATATTTACAGTGTGTTTGCATTTGATGCTTACAGCACGTAAGCAAACGGCATTTTTGTTATTTATTTTGTCACCAGTTGCAATTTTCATTATTTATATGCTGATAATGAAGATTTTATTTTTGCGGGAAGATGCTGGTGACTCAAATTCAGTCCGTTTCAAAGATGGAGCTTACATTCTTGCAGAAAATACATTCCTGCAGAATATTGTTGGAAATGGGTGGGGATCTGAAATTAATGGACGAGCAAGATTAGAAAATATATTCATGGAAATATTTTTTAAAACTGGATTCCCAGGATTGCTTAGCTCATTAGTGCTTACTGTATATGTATTTATTAGCAGTAAAACAAAATACAATCCTTTCGTTTATCTAATGTTCTTCTCATTTATAGTTTCCCAAACAAACCCTTTTATCTTTACACCTATGGGTATTATTTTAACAGGTGTTTGTATCCTTAGTTGTCGTTATTACTACAATAGGGATGGGACATTACAAACCACCACAACTTAATATTCGAATTTTATATTCAAATACACACCAAACTACTACAAGCCTTAGCTTTAAATAAGTTAGGGCTTTTTTATTGCCTAAACGAAAGGGGGGAGGCATGACTGAAAATGAATCATACGGGTTGAGATTTGAAAAGAAAATCGACTCCATTCAGAGTGATATTCGCATGTTGTCAGATCATGTTACTCGACTGACTTTCATTAATGAAGCGCACAAAGAGACTAGCGAACAGAACAAAAAAGATATCGATACATTGGATATCAAAGTCGCCAATTTAGAAAACCGCACAGCAGCGCAAGATGGTGGAATTTCTGTGCTACGTGTATTGCTGGGAATATTTGCAGGCATCGTATTTTCTTTATGTGCTTGGGTTGGTTCTTCAATTATTCAATTAAGCCAAGACCAGTCTTTAATTAAAGAGAAAGTATCACGATTGGAGAAAGCAGGACGATGAACAGTGAAAATACAAGAGCTTATCTAGCTTTCGCATTAGTGGGACTGATGTTTGTTTTAGTGATTGCTTTATTTTTTGTGGATATGCCACGTGAAAATAGCAATCTGATTAATACGGCATTGGGTTTTATTGCAGGGGCTATGACAACTGCATGTGGCTTTTATTTTGGTAGCTCTGAGTTAGAGAAAAAGAAAGGTGAATCCAATGACAACTAAACCATTCTTCGATGCTGCCCGAGTAATTGCAGGCGGCAAGCTTACACAGGCGCAAGTAGACGATCTAAATAAAGTGGTCGAAAAACTTGCACCAGGTGGAAAAACTACAAGTGATGATGGTATAGATTTAATAACTAGTTTTGAGGGCACGCGATTCAATGCTTACGATGATGGTGTAGGAGTCTGGACCATTGGCACTGGCACCACAGTTTATCCAAATGGTGTGAAGGTTAAGCAAGGTGACATTTGCACACCTGAGCAAGCTAAAGCCTATTTTAAACACGACTTAGCTAAATTTGAAAAGACTGTAAATGAATCTGTGACAGTTCCCATAACTCAAAATCAATTTGATGCATTAGTCTCTTTGACCTACAACATTGGTTCAGGTGCTTTTAAGGGCTCAACATTGCTCAAGTTGCTTAATAAAGGCGACTACCAAGGCGCTGCCGATCAATTCCTAGTTTGGAACAAAGCAGGTGGCAAGGTTATGAAGGGCCTAGTTCGTCGCCGAGAAGCAGAACGAGCACTCTTTTTAAAGAAGTAACTTATATGTGCAAACGTACCAAAGTTGCATCGATCATCACATTGCTGTGCTTAATCTTCTCAGGTTGCACAGCTCACACAATTAATAGTAACGTTAATGTCTCGATTTGTGTGAGAGCGCTTTAATGTCTAGTCAGCTAATTAAGATTCATGATTTCGCCAATACTCGAACAGAGTCTCTTTTAGCAGATCTAGACAAAAGCGGAGAGGTCACTAAAATTTATGACTTTAATGGCAATGAATTAAAAATTAATTTCTTGCGTGAAGAAGTCTATTATAAAAAAATTTGGTGGAAATTTCAGAAGAAGCAAGGCAGCTAA